TGATAAGCGTCTGCGCCATTTGGAAGAGCCATGATGAATCCTTTCAGTAATTTAGTTCAAAACAGGGGGCCGAAGCCCCCAGTTCAGATTAACCCCACATACGGACGGCCATTTGTGGACGAATCGTGCTGTAACCATAAAGTACATCGATGCGACATGGCATGCGGTCGTTGTTGATGTCGTACTGACGAACAACGCGGAGCGAGATGCCGTTGTGAACAGCACGCGAGGCCATGTCAACACCCTGCGGCAGCAGGAGGTCAGCCGTGGCAAACGTGATGGCGTCTTTGTGGTACACGAGGTTTTGTGCGTACTGAGTCGAAGCTGCACCGACGAACACAACAGCCTTGCTATTAGCAGGCAGCGAGTTGACGGTAGCCAGAGCGTGTGCCGACGAGTAGATCGGGGCAACGGTCACAGTGGCGGTCGTGCTAACAGTCGTCGAGGCCAGAGCAACAAACTGGAACAGCGAACCAGTCGATTCACGGGTCTGCGGGTTGACAGCGTAGCAATCAGCAATCGTGAACACGTCACCAACAGCAATCGTTTCGCCCGAACCAACGGTCAGTGTCAGCGTGGTAGCGCCTTCAGACGTAACAGCAGCACCAGTAGTAGCGCCAGTTGCAGCACGGGTACCGGTAGTGTGTTGTTTGATCGACTGACTCATGTTGATTTCGTCAAAGCCCAGAACGCCCGTACCCATCATACCGTTCTTGAATTGCTTCGAGATCGTATCAGTTGGGTTGAACAAGCCCTTCATGCCTTCGACCAGACCAGCGTTAGCGGCAGGGTTGACGGTGGCATAACGTGGCGACATGACAGCAGCGTTTTCGTTCAGCTTCTGTTGAGCTTGCAGCAGAACCAGCGAAGTTGACGGCGTACTACCTGGGGTACCAACCGAGTTACCAACGGTCTTGTATGCGTTGCAAACGTCAGCATCGATAGACGAGGCCAGCTGCGAAATACGCGGCTTCAGAACACGTTCTGCGAAGTCATCCAACTGCATGGTCAGTTCGGCAGACGTGAAGTTCACGCCGATGTGCTTCTGCGAAGCAACAGTCAGGGTCGTGTACTGCTCGTTGTCGTCTTGAACTTGCAGAGCGGCACCATCAGTGACCAGAGCGCGGTCAGGCAGACGGATACGCAAAGTCGAACCAATCTTGGCACCTTCAACAGCGAAGCTGTCGTCGTACTGACGGTTTACGTTACGGGTGACTACCAAGTTATTCTCAAGGATCTCAAGAGCTTTACGGGTAATCATGTCAATGGTCAAAATGCTATTTGACATAGTTATTTCCTTTCAAAAATGAAATTAGCGGTTTCTTTGTGCTTCAATCTTTTTGATCTGTCGCAACCGTTCCTGCTCAATCCACTCAGACGTGCTCATGGTTTTAACAGAGCGTGGGTCAGTCGTGTCATAAGACGGTGTACCAGAGGTACGGGCTGTTACAGGTGCAATAGGAGCTGGAGCACTAGAGGTTTTCTTTGTGACCGGTTCAGCTGCCAGTTTGGCTTCGATCCGACCGATTTCTTTGGCTTGCTGGAAAGGTGGCAGTTTGGAAATGCGATCCGCTTCTTTGGGATTAGACCCGAGGTAGTAAGCTACATCAGGACCAACATCCGAAGCCTGAATTGTCTCGGCCATCACGTTGGTGATTCGCAACTGCGGGTTATATGCGACTTGTTCAAAGTCATCATACTTATTCCGAGCTTCTTCTTCACGATCGTGATACGCCTCAATCATTTCTGATTGTTGACGTTCAGCTTCCCGCTTGGCAACCAATTCTTGAGCTTTACGTTCAGCCAGTGCTTCCGCATAGGCTTCAGTTGACTCAAATTGATCAGCAGGCGGCAGGTCAGCAGGAGTAGGTCGCTGTGCTTGGGAAGCACGTTGAGCCTGTTCACGTTCCCACTTGCGTTGCTCTCTAGCAAGTCGCTTACCGATTGCAGCGTCCAGTTCTTCCTGTGTGAATGTTTTCGCAGCAGGTTGTTCTTCTGGTTGCTGTTCTTCAGCAGTTACTTCCGGCGAAGAAACTTCGGGTTCAGGTGCAGCCGTTACATCCTGTTCCGGCACGGGGATTTCACCCGCTAGTTCATTTTCACTCATTTTTGATTCCTGAGAATCCCTGGTGTGCTGCACCAGTACAGTTAATACGGATGTTACACATTACTCCGCAGGTGTCAATACCTGTTGTGCTGCTTTATAGGCAGCAATTACTTCCGGTGTCTGAATAGCAGAACAGATAGCCTTTACACGGTCATCTTCTTGACTGTAATCATCACCGGGAACCACAACGTGACGATGAAAGCTGCTGGAAACAGCTACACCATCATTAAGTATGCGAGTAGCTGTGCGAACTTGCACACAGCCATTTTCCAGCGTTTCGATTAGGTCAACTACAGTTTGTTTTTCAAGTGCCATGATTATTCCTTTAGAAATTACGAGCAATTTCTACAGCAGAAGTAGAGTAAACAATAAATGTAATTACATTGTTTTCTGCCGGAGTTACATTTGAACCAGCGCGTAATTTCAGATTTGCACTATTTATTAAAGTTGTGTTGCTATTATAAAATCTAAACGATATTGTTTTATCACCCTCGGAGTTTGTAATAGATGACAAATTGGTTGCTCCGCTTTGTGCAACAGCAATGTAGTTCCAATTTCCAACATTAACGGAAGTTTCTGTTCCAGACAAAGTTAAAAACTTTTCAATTGTTTGCGTTTCAACAAATCCACCATTTGATGTCAAATTATCAATGTGTGTATTGGTTTGATTAGTTCCACCTTGAGGAAGCGTGTTTGTTCCTGTAATAACTACGTTATTATTTGTGGTTGTATATAAAACGCCAGTATCTAACAAAACACCTACAGTTGCTCCTGTTAGTGGTGTTGAACCAAAATAACGGGTGTTTGCGCCCGGACGATAAATATAGTTATGATGAATTTGAACCAATTGCTGATTTGCGTCTAAATGAATACCAGCTCCAGAAGGTTCAATAATTGTTTCATCGTGAATAGTGCCATTTGTAAATCCTGCGCCGCCTGGTGTTGGCACTCCTTTGATGTAAATTGCATCGGTTTGGATATATTCACCAGACCATGCGTGTAAATTATCGTGAATGTTTACATTGGTGATTTGGTCAATATAAATTGATTCTGAACCAGATTCAAAAAATTTATTATCGTGAATTGTGGTCCATGTACCATAAACAAGGCGAATACCATTGCGTGTATAATCTGGATTAGCAGAACCAAAAAATACATTATCGTTAATAGTTACACCGTCAAATGTATTCATAAAAACATGGTCAACCAAAGCATTGCCGGAATTGTTAGAAACAATCCAATCAGCAACTCCAAATGTAAATCCAGTCACTTGTTCTGTTGATATGAAATATGAACAATTTTTGTATTGATTTCCAGACACAGTAATTCTAGAAACTTGACCCGATGCGTCAGAACCATTAACAAAAATAGCAGTTTCTAGATTTAAGAAAAAACAGTTTGTAATAGCGCCAATAGTACAAGTATCTAATGTAATACCTCTTGGCGTTGTGCTGATTGTGCTTGCGTCAAAAGTAATACCATCAACAATAAATCCTTGTGATTGATCTTTAATGTTAATTGTGCCTTTAACAATTCCTGGTCCGGTAATAACACAATTTTCTACATCAAAATCCACAACATCAAAATCAAACACACCTTCTGGAAAATACAAACAACTTCCAGCAGACATTGAATCAATTGCAGCTTGAATAGCAGTCGTGCTGTCATTAGACCCTGTAGAGTCAGCACCAAAATCAACAGGATTGACAGCAGCGCCAGCAATCATTGAATACGTTACTTTTGTCAATGCCATGATTATTCCTTAGTTGGTAAAGTAAAACCCAGATATGTTAAATGCTGCAACGGCGGTATCCATCGCAAGAGCAGTAGCCGCTGCACCTGTGGCAATTTGATAAGGGCTTATTTTTGTACCGGATGTTACTGCTGTAAGTTGCCCAGTAAAAGTCAGACCCCAGCAATAAACACTACAAGGTGCTGTATCTTGACTACCTGATATTGAATAAGGAAGTCCAGTAATTTCAATGTTTCCGGTTCCAGTATGATTAGACCAACCAAGAGCGCAAGTAAAATTAACAACATTCCCAGTTTTGATGTAATGAGCCTGTTGAACAGTATATGTACCAGTACCGGCAGATGTTGTACCAACTACAACAGGGGTCCAAGTACCTTCTTCATAATCAGCCAGTAACTCGCTAGTTCCTGTACCCGCTGTTGCGCTGAAGTCGATACCTTTGCCGGAAGTGGCTATTACAACATTACCAGTAACACTTAGATTCTTTGCGCCTGGGTCAGTAGTGTTGCCAATGGATACGCCGCCTGAACTATGCAATCTCATTCGTTCCGCAAACGAGCTGCTACCATTGTTTGTAGAAAATGCTAAAGCACCGCCAATTGAACTGCTGTAATTAGTGTAAATGCTTGTAATGGCAGACAAAGATTCAGCAGTTGTGCCACCACCAAGACTGAAGATAAGATTTGAACTTCTACCAAAAGCCGCTGTACTAAAATTACAAATGTTTATCGCAGCAGTTGACGCTCCAATTGAATTGCTTGTGTCTGTTGCTGTAACTTGTATTTTGTTTTGCGGAGTTACTACACCAACTCCAAGATTTGTACCGTCAAAAAACAAATTAGCAGATTGCGTAGGAGTGGTTGTGCCTTGACCAAATGGGATATAACCAGTTGTATAAGTAAACGCTGGGGCTTTACCATTAAAGGTGCTCCAGTCAGTCGATGATAGCCAACCGTTTGAACTGGCGCTGGACTGACGAATAGGAACTGTGTTTACTGTATTAGTCGAATCTTTGAAAAATAGATTTTTGTCAGCTACGTTAATTGCAATTTCGCAACCATCAGAGCTGTTGGTCAGGTTTCCCGCTACCGGAACATTACTGGCAGTAGTGCTACCGTATAGCAGGATTGGAGTTTTACCTGTAGCAGCCATGATTTACAAAGTTCCCCACGCCTTCCAATTGATAATTGGCGCAACGCTGTTGTTGGTGGAAATGGCATAAAACACAAAATTAGTGGTCGATGTGGACAAAATAATTCCACCAATCGCTCCAGTTCCGGCTTCAGCAATTAACTCAATATCTGACTTTGTCGGTGCTATTTTAAACGCTCTAGCAAATGTTACCGTTGTTGCAGGAGAATTATAAAGAGTTCCTAGTGCGGAATTAGCCAATGCAGTTGTTACACTTCCTGTTTGCTCATCTTTTTGAACGCTTACCGTTGATGTATAAATTGCATACGGTGTTGCTACAGAATATGTATTTGAACCAATTTTACCATTAGTGCAAGTATCTAAATTGATACCAATAGTTCCCGCTGGCCCATTAAATGTATTGCCGCCAATGTTCAAATTGCTTACTTTGACTAAAGCAATTGCCGCACCGCTGGCTGATACGTTAATTACGTTACCAGTAATGCTCATTTCTGAAATAAAACCAGTTGTGTCTGTTGTAATACCATTGGCACAAATAGCTATTTCGTTATTGGAAATAGAAACATAATTAAAGGTATAACTTGATGCAACCGAGCTTGCTAACACAATTGCGCCACTGCTCATGTTTTCAATTGAATTACCATCAACAATTAAAATTGATGTTGCACTAGTTACCGTGTAATACAGATAATAAGCAGCAGCACCATGATTAAATTTGTTACCAATGATTTTTAATCCACCGGAAGAATACTGAATAATTCCGTAAGCCGATGCACCGTTTCCATAGAATGTGCAATCTGTAATGACACTATCACCAGCATCATTATTGTTTGTGTTTGCTACAATACATCCAGCACTTGTGTAACTAATAAAATTACATCCAATAACCTTAAACAATCTTGCTTTAGTAAATCTGATACCTTCTGGAAGTTGATAAAAGTTTACATTTTCAAAAACTGAATATGCGTTATCGCTTGTTGCTGTAACAACTTCTATGCCAGCACCAGAAGTATTGCTTACATCGCCTTGTAATTGGAATCCGCTAAAATAACCGGCAGTTGTTCCTGTGTATTCAAACAAATTGTCATTTGAGGTGCTTGTGCTTACAAGATAAGTTGTGCCAAGACCAGAACCAACAATGCCACCAAGCGCAATCGTGATAGTTGAACTAAAGTTATATTGCCCTTCTGGATAATAAATAACTTTCCCAGTATCGTGCGCCGCTTGCATAGCGTCTGTATCATCGGTTACACCGTCACCAACTGCACCAAAGTCTTTAACGCTGACGTATTGAGCCAGTCGTTCTTCTACGTTCTGAGTAACCGCATCTGAATCAGGATATGTGTAACTAATCTGCGATGCGTCAGCAATACCGGGATTCTCTAGCTTAGTCGTGGTGAACTTAACCGATGCGCCTACATGAAGGCCAGATACAAACGTAACCGTAGTTGAGTCAGTCTCTACAAACGCATACTGAGCGCCCGGACCATACTGGTTCACACCATCCACAAACACTGACAGATTGCCAGTACCAGGTTGATATTCAAAATCGGTCAGCGTGAACACTGTCTGACCAGCGGTAGCCGTTTGAATCTCTTGCTGACCGTAGTAATTGATAAAGTTGCTGTTGATACCGACAAGGTTATCCCATGTACCGATTAGCGTATCGTTGCTATCTCTGAGAACAAATTTGTACTGAATAGAATCAGTCAACCAGATCTCGTAAGGCACACGGCCTGCTGAGTTAAGGATAATCGGATTAGAGTTGGCCGTATTGCCGTTGCTGCTTGTGTAAGTAACAGCCGGAGTCGTTGTACCGGCAAGGTAGGTGTAAATCTTGCCACCAGTAAGAACATTACCGCTATTGTCGAGCAGCTGTGCGCCAGCACCCCAGATGGGGGAAAGATTTACGGCCATATCGTTACTCCAATTATTCGTAAGCCACTGTATAAGACGCGCTATTAGCCAAAACGATGTAAAGACCTTTATTAAAATACAGACCAGCGGGGAAATTCGCATAGGTTGTACCTGCGGCTACGGTGATCGTATCAAGAATCTTAGGGTCCGATGCACTGGAAGCAGCTGAGTCATATACAGTCAGGGTGCCGCTAGATGTCGTCGAGACAAAGATACCAAACAGCTTACCAGCACCGACTTTAACTTGCTTGGTAGCGTTGGTTTGAGTGTAATTCGCCATGTTAAGTCCTTATGCTAGGAAGCGAAGTTTGTACAAAGTGCTCAGATACAGCTCAATAATACCATCAATCAGGTTTTGAAGCGGTGTATCGTCCTTTTCACAGACATCGTAGCGACATTTCTCAATCTCAGCAAGCTGATCCTGTAAAAATTCCACCACATTGCCAGTTTTCTTTGCCGACATGAGGGAAATCGGGCCAATTAGACCGTGGCGACCTTGATATGCCTCAGCAAACCCATCAGCCAGATCAATAATACCTTCATAGAATCCTTGAAGCGCCTTGTGTTTAGCGTAGCTACGGGTGTTCAGATGCACGGAATGGGTTACATCCCGTGCTAGAAACAACATACCTACAAAATCATTGCATTTCATTTGGCATCATCCCTTGCTGTGGCATTTGTTCAGGCATCTCACCTGGTTCTTCTTGACCCGGCATCTCGCGTGGTTCTAACTCACCGCCGACCAGATCACCCGTGTCCAGAGCTGCGGCAATCGTACCCATCACGATGTCCTGGATCTGCTCAGGCGACATACCGGCTTGAACAGCAGCAATACGTTGCGTTTCAGCTTGGTAAGCCTTAATCTCAGCCTCGTAGTCCTTACGGCGCTGTTCCTGAACCTCAATGGACTTAGCGGCATTTTGGATCATCTGGTGCATTTGCTCCATTTCCTGACCCATTGCCTGCATTTGCTGCTGGGCGGCTTGCAGGGCAGGCGATTCATCAGCTTCAGACGTAATCTTAGGATCGATGGTCTTGGCAAAACGCTTCGCCATCTCCTGAGCACCCGGCCAGTCCATGTTCTTAACGAACAGATCGCCAGCCACTTGCCACAGTTGCGGATTACCTTGCAGCAGCTGAGCCATAGCTTCCAGAGCTTCTTGGCGCTTGGTGGCATAACCAGGACCAGTGGTAACGACCACATCATACTTACCAACGCCAGGATTGTAGATTTTTTCAATTACTATCCCGTTCTGATCTTGAATTTTGCGAACTGGTTCTGGCTGCATCGGGTCCATCTTGACCATGCTGGTTTCACCATCTTCACCAATGATTCGGGCGATACGTTGAGTATCGTAAATCTTCGGGATTAGGTCCACCAATTGACGGGTCACATGGCGCACAGCACGGGCTAGGTTATCAACATAGTGATAAGTGCCGACATCAGACTCTTTCTGACGGGCGAGGATCGCTTTACCGCTACGCTCGTTGGATTGCATACCCAAGGAGGCATTGTATTGACCCGTGGCGCTCTTAATATCGTCCGCAGCACCCATCTTAGCCTGAATGAGTCCCGTCTGCGCCAGAGGCGGCGCAGCACGCTGTGGCAGCGGTAAAACAGCACCATTACCGTCAGTTACATCAGGGTTGACTTCCAAATACGGCCAGTTATTCGTATTGGCCGTTTTCCACTGCATCTCGTAGCCTTCAAACTGACCACCGTAGCCGACAAACGGGGCTTTCGGTGCAAGTGCCAGCATCTCAGCTTCTTGCGATACCCAGTAGTTATACATACGCTGGGCATCTTTGGCGTTGCGGACTAGACCGGACACATACATCCGACCTTCCACTTCAAACTCGTTACCGACTACGCGGACTACAGGAATCCATTTACCAGCCCACTCACGTTCCTCAAGGATCTCGTAGCCGTTGGTCTTGCACCACATGATCTTCTTCATCTCCGAGTCGCGTGAGCGAAGCGGACGGCCATACATGACCTTCAGTTCCTTATCTTCCGGTGTACCTTCAAATACCGACTCACCATTCGGATACAGATTCAGCTTCTTCTTTTTGTAATCGATGTAGAAATATTCAGCAATCTTGACCGTGTGCTGCCCAATCCACTGACTAATCTGCTGATCACCTACACCCAGCGTTGCCAGCGTTGAGATTGGCGCTGCATCTGGGTACATGTACTCGTATTCTTCTCTGGTGACATCTTCAGTAATGAAGCACCACTTGGCATCAGCACCCGTAGGATCTTGAATCAGCGGGTCCATGTACACACTGAAGCTGTTACGGATGCGGCAAATCTTAATGTCCTGCTCAAAAGTGGCTTCGTCGCAATATTCGGTCAGGATACGGATATAACCCTCACCGTAGGCCACCTGGTTCTCACAGGCTGTGTCGTAGGCTACGTCCGCGTCCGAGATGTACTGAATGTGGCGTACGACGCCGTTGAAAATTTCAGCAACTTCTACGTCAGCTTTGTCATCAGCAGGGATAACTTTACCCGATGGGCGGTTCTGACGCTGATCGTTAGTAACCTGGTGAACGTGTTGTGGCAGCTTATTGATGGTTAAGGTAGGGCGTGCGTTGATTGTCTGACCCTGCACAGCACCACGGGTTGCCAGAACATCAGACGGCCACTGCCATTGATTGTCTGGGCTACCAGCGTAAAATTTGAGATCGTCTAACTCATCTTCGCGGCTATCGGAGAGTGCGGAAATGGCAACATTCAATCGCTGCCGCATCGTGGACAGCATTTCCTTTTTAGGAGTGCCACCATCGGCTACTTTTGCAACAGGATTAAGGTCACCATTAGGCATCGAATACTCCGATCACGTCTTTTTCGCGCATTGCGAGGTATGTTTTGCCGTCATGCTTAATCGGCTGTCCGCTATATTCCCCGAATAATACACGATCCCCGACATTTAGGCACAATTTAATCCAATCGCCACTATCCGTGCGAACGCCTGGTCCAACAGCAACTACCACACCTTGCGACAGCTTCTTTTCAGAACTTGGTACTACCAGTAAGCCATCGTGCTTCTCGACTTCTTGCTCGATATACACGCAGTCAAACATTGGCTTGATGTTCATTATTTACCCTTTTTGGCAGGTTTAGCAGCAGCTTTACGCTGCATGGAGTATGCAATAGCGACGCTTTGGTCAACCGGTTTACCGGATTTTACCTCAGCGGCGACGTTCTTACGAAAAGCGGCTTTACTTACACTTTTAACGAGGGGCATTTTAGCTTCCCATCCATGATGTGTTCATTATTGATCGATCATAAGTACGGCGTGGTACTTTGTCAATACGCGACTCACGATGCGCCACAGGATAGGCGAACGTCACAGCCAGCGCATCGGCAGAATCTGGTGACGCTAATCCACGGGACTTCATTTCTTTCTTCCCCTCTAGCTGGATCGCACCAGATGAGTTAATTTTCATGGCAGGGGCAGTCAGGTCAGATTTAAGCTGTCTGTCTGTGGGAATACTAGCAGTTTTGAGCCAATCACGCATAGCACCCCAAAGCTCTGCCCTTTTGTTGAGCCAAGTTACCGGATTCTTCGACTTCCAGCCGAAGTTGACACCCCGCACCTTGTATCGCTGCTCATTAAGCCTGTCTAGGATGCCATAGCCCAAACCACCCTCGTCAATCACGGTCAGTGTCGGCTTGTATTCCTCAATGGCGTCAATTACCCGACCCACCACCTCCATCGTATCCTCACCGCGATACCGCTTGATGGCGATCAGGTCACGACCTTGGCGCACCACGATCACCGTGGCATCGTTACCACCTCGTGCAGGGTCAACCCCGATCACAATAGGTGCCGTAATGTCCTTGTATCGTTCTCGTTTGAACGCAGCCTCAACGGAACTCGGCGAAATAAACTGGTCGTCACCCGCCGACGGGAACTCACCGTATACCTCCACACGCGCCTGTATTGAATCTTCGCCATACTCGTCGATGATTTGCTGGTATATCTGCTTATCAGTCCCCTCGACTGTACGCGAATCAATCTGGCGACCTCTCCAGAAGTCGCGTTTAGAGTTGAAGCACTCAAAGAAATACCCCGTGTTCCGACGAGGGTTGGAAAACGCCAGCCAGTAACGGTCAAGGATGTTCTCTGTAAAGAAACCAGCCGCAACCGACCAAATACCATCAGGAATACCGCTTGCCTCATCGAATATCACCATCATCCCGTCATGGTTGTGAACACCGGCGTAGCTATCAGGGTTCTCCTCGCTCCACAGCTTACCCTCAGCTGCCCAGTATCGCGTACCCTTCTTTAGATCCCGCTCCACCAGCTCAGTCAGCCACGCAGCCGGTACGAGTTTAGTCGCTGAAATCTCCCACCAGTGGGCGTTGATGATCATCGTGCTCCACTTAGTCAGCTCACCCCACGTCACCGTCCGCAACTGATTCTCGCTGTTGGCGCTTACCACCACAGTCGATCCAATCCGAGTTGTTAGCATCCACAGGATTAGCCAGCTCACCAGCGCAGACTTACCAATACCCCGGCCAGACGCCACCGCTAACCGCAGTGCGTCCATCACATCAGCGTCCTTATTCTCCCGCAGATGTTTACCGATGTCCCGCAGCACCTGCCGCTGCCACTTACGCGGCCCATCGAACTTCTCCAGTGGCGTATTCTTCTGCCCCCACGGAAACGCAAACAACACGAACGCCTCAGGATCGTTTTTTACAACCGGACTCCACAGCTGCGACATCAGCAGCTGCTCATCATCCGGACTATAGATTGGCTTCTGCATCACTCAATATCCTCAGCATCAATCACGCGACCAATCGATAACCGCTGGTTAGCCTGCTCCAGCGCAGCCGTAATCGATATGTTCTGGTTCACCTCCAGCGTCTTGATGTCACCGTAGCGTTTCCTGTTCCAAGTCTTAATCAGGAACTGGCGCGAGTCGATACGCAGCTTAGATCGTTGAACATCCTCTGGTACACCGCTGTCATTCACACCATCAGCAATTTCCAGGATCTCAGCGGCAATCATTTCGCTACCAATCTCCTGAGCCTCGTAATATCTCGACTTACGCATTGGATCTTTGTGAATCCAGCGCAACAGTTGCGGATAGTCAAAATCACGCTGGTCGTCCCGCAGAATCTCTTTTAGGTTGATTCCACGAGATAGCTTATCGAGAACGGTTTCAAAAAATACGCTGAATTGGGTTTCCCTCAACTCTTTAACTTGAGTCGATGGGTTAAGCCATGATGGTATTTCGATTGATTGTGTCATTGCCAGCATGATAGCGCCACTAGGTTGTGTGTGCTTCTATGTATCACACTGGTGAGTGCGTGTCAATTGGGTTAGTGATTCACATTGTGTAAATGTGTCCAAGATTAAATTTTCAAAAAATTTTGTGTGGATCCTCCCTGCCACTTTCCCATTTCCCTCGGACCCACCCCACCCCCTTAATCAGGAATCCGGATTTTCCCTGACTCAATGACTCGCTGTCACATTGTCGCAACTGATTAACCTGGGTGTCACGTTGTCATAGGATCATTACTTACAATGTGACAATGTCCAGGGCCATTTCCCTTGCACAATGTCAACGTGAAACGCGGTCCGATTGATCCCTTGCACAATGTAAAAGCGAGAAAAGGGAAAACCTGACAATGTGAACAATGTGAGTCAATTGTGCTCACGATGTTATCAACTGCGACAACGTGACTATGCGGGGGAGGCGTTTTGAAAATCTCTCTTTTACGCGATATTTCTGAAAACGTACCCCTGCTTCCCTAGTCAATTTGTCACAGTTGATCATCACGCACAGTCTGACAATGTGATACACCGACAAGGTGAAAAGGGTAAAACTCATCGTACTGAACCCTGATATCAGATCATTTTTCACATTGTGGAATGTAAATTATTTTCACATTGTGGTGCAAAATAGTCTTGACAATGTGAAACGTACCCTCCACAATGTGAAGCATAGATCAACTGTAAGGAGTAATTAATTATGACACGTTCCACTTTACCAATTATCCGCGAGATCTCCGAAGAGACAATGCGCTGCTGGCTATCGACTGGTGCCATTGTCGAGACTGATTGCGGTCAAGAGAATCTCTACTTTGTGGATCAGTTCAACAATGAGTTCTTTTGTAAATGCTACCCAAACCGTGAGGAGTAATGTAATGAACCCGTTAACCCGTAAAGCTACGCACAATGTAAACCGAGAGAATGATCTTATCGCTTGGGGTTGCGGTGTAGTTCTCGCTGTTCTCTCTGTGTCTTTCTTTCTGTAACCGTAAGGAGTAATTAATCATGATCGCAATCCACACTAAATACTTGAGCCCAACCAATGCACGCGGTGCACGCATCAAAGCCTATACAGCAGGCTGGGGTGATCGCAAAGGCTTTGAGGCTACTATCAGTTACCCGCATGAGGAAAGCGGTCATCTGTGCCATTTCCGCGCCGTTGAGGAATTAGTCCGCAAGAATGGCCTTAATTGGGACTTGTCCAATATGCGCTGGGGTGACAGTGCAGACGGGCGCGGCTATTCGTTCTGCTTTGATTGCTCAATCGTGGAGGCTTAATCATGACCAATTTCGTACAGATCCAATCCGGCAACTTCCGCGCTTTGGTGCGCCCTGAAAATCTTGCCAAGGTGGAAGATAAGCTCGCCAAGGTTAAACCCGGCTATAAGTTACCGGCCCCGCGTGAAATGGCCCGGACTTATCCAACGTATAAACCCGGCATGAGCACGCTTGAATATGTGCGTGCGTTCGAGAAAGCCAACAATATGCGCTACCCTCAGCACCTGGGCATGGTTAGCCCATACGAACACCTTAACGCGGTCCCGGCGACACAATACGACCCAACGGTCCCGCTATGCGTAGAGGACACCAATCCCGATTATGTGCCCGGGGTTGATGATGCACCGGTTAAACCGAAGCGCACCAGGAAAGCAGCAAAACCGATGCCGGATAAAATTGACGAGCTTGCCTTGTCGCTGTCCCTGCTATCGGATGATGATATGGCACGGCTGGCGCTTACATTGTGGATGCGCTACCCGCGTACCTGTAAAAGCATAATCGATGAAACGCAGCTTGCGGAGAATCTGCTAACCGCACCAACGGACCAGGGGGGTCAATGATCATGAAAGAAATTATCGCCTATATGTGCGCCGATGGTTCAATTCATGAAAGCGAGCGCGCCGCAGTTGCTCACGATGACGACCTATTGGGGCAAGAATTAGACGGCCTTTTGCGCCTGTTCCAACTCGATATAACACGGCATCAGGAATACAGGGCTTTGCTTTGTGTAATGAATAAGCGCGGGGAGCTACTGAAGTCGGTCAATTCTATAGCGCAGATCCTTAACCATCAGGACGGGGAAGAGTAACCATGATCGCCGCATTAGCCGCACTAGCTGCGTTTCTTTTATCAATCGTTTTGAAGGTGTAACCATGACCGAACAATCTAAAGCCGCTTTCATCCTATCGTACCAGGACCGGCACAAGATAACCGATGATAAACTGTGCGACCTGTTAGGTGTTACTAAGTCGGCCTTGTATGCGTGGAAAACGGGAGCGCGAGCACCTAGTACGTCAGCACATCGAATTGTCACGTTATTATCGCTATTAGAGACGCTTGCGCCTGATATTCATAGCTACATGGCGGGTAAGTCCTGATTGTTGCACCATGACGCAAAAAAGCCCCTTAACGGGGCTTTTCTTTTACTCGTCTAATCCGTACACCCTGTGTTGAGTACCTTTTGGATTATTGGCGTAGATCTCATCCAATCGTCGTTGTTTTGCTTCCATAACATCGCGACGCTGTCGAGCAAACTGCTTAGTTAACGCTGGATTGATAACCCACTCGGCTATATGCCGCGCTTCTAAGCTGCCGTCGTCAATCCGTAGTACCCAGCGTGCTCGTTCTAGGGTCATCATAGAAGCTAAAATCATTTGATCCGCAACATAGGGGGATACCTTTTCAAGCTGACGTCTTGCGCTGCGTTTAATCTCTGACAATGTGATGTTGTTTTTATCGGCATAGTGCAGGATATGATTAGAAATCCAGGTATCAAACGATGATATGCCACCCAGCTCAGCCAGGGCATAGCGTAGCGCAGGAACCGCGTAAGACTTAACCATACGGATAACGCGATCAACGGTATCAGCTGAGACGATACGATCAAACGGGTTTTCTAGGAGGTGGAATAAGAAAATAAATCGGCCTGCGGTCCCTTCAAGCTTACCAAGGGCCGTCATAAGATCGTCGGGCGTCTGTAGAAGATCGTCGTCATAGCGCATCTGACTCGCCCAAGACTGAAAGTCGCGAAACAGCTCAAACCCTTCAGGGCTTAACTGATACGTTTGCTTTGGTAGGCCGTATATAGTACGGAGCGCCTGCTCCCATTGTGGCGCACTCGTCATATACTCAGGGATCGGGTCGCCAATCTTACCTTTAGGCTGTTTGCGTAAGATAGCTGGGATGAACCGTTGCAGCAGGCCATCGGCAGTCAAGAAGGAAATATTCTCACGAAATACGCGAGGTTGGATATTGCCGTAAATCGAGACAGCGAAGTTATCAACCGATATAGTGCCAGCGCCTACGCGGTCCATCTCATAACGCCCAGCCTCATAGGCTTCTACCCATGAGCTACGATCCTCACCTGATCGCGGGTCCGATAGCTTACGGACCCAGCCGTTCATCTCATCCAGCACGCACAACAGACCACGGGGCCGGTCCGCTGCGTGGCGTACCAATTTCTGACTGGTAATATCGGAAACCACAATCTTTAACGGTACGGGTTGCGGGGCCAGATCAGGTACGGCGGGAGCTTGCCCACCTAGTAAAGCATCGGGTGACTCGTTGAACTGAATGAAGGCTTTTTTAGCCGCTGCGTGCATGGCCTCTTTGCCTTCCCAGTCTTGGAAATCTTTCTTATACCGAGGTCGATCCTCCATCTCAATCAGGCTTAGGCTAGTAAACATCGGGCGCGAACCAGGCGTCTTACGCTCAGACGGTGAACCGATAGTCATAAGCCACAAGACCGGGGGCACCTGAAAACCCGGCATAAGCTCAAGCCGAGACTCGGCATCGGCTACACCACAAGCAGCAGCAAGCCCAGCGAATAGCGGGACCAGTGGATCGCAGGCGACAATCGAGGCAATCTCCCGCGCCCTGGTCGCCAGCACTGTAGGCCATAAGTCTAAATCAGGGTTTGGGGGTGGAAAATTTAGCGTTTGTAGCAGCTCTTCTGGTCGCGTAGGATCTACTGACTTAAAGTATTCGGACGCGTCAATTTGTGGGCGTGTCCATCCGTGTTGTTTAGCGATATGGAACAGTGACCCCAGCTTAACCGAGTTGGCCTTGTCGGTCTTGAAGCTCTGCCATTGCGTGAAGATCTCACGCTCACCGGGGTATTTGGTCGGTGCCTCTTTGCTCCAGTCGTTCCAGATATATAGTGCCTGATCCAGCTGGCCTGTCTGACTGCCTGCCCAGTGCAGCGCCATACCACAAGTGACCCATTCATCGCGGGAGCACTCGGCTGGTATATGCTCAAGGGCTGCGGTAATCTCTTCCCATGACGCGTTAATAGCCTCACCGGATACCTTGATTGATCGCTCTTTGTCCAGATCGAGTAGCTCATGCCACAGATCCAGCAGAGCTTCGGGGATCATCGGTAAGCGTGACCAGTGGCCCGTGCCTGCCCAAGTATAGGGTTTACCTGTAGTCGGGTGGATACTAGGTGGCAGTACGTCTTGAACGGTTAAGCCGGTAGCACTCGCACAACGCAGCTCGTAAACGGTTTTACCCTCTAAAATGACCTTTTTCGTCACAGGAGCCATACCAAATGGCATAGCGTAAAGCAGCTTCCCATGCCCTGCCCTACCGCTATCGACTACCACTGCATCGGGAGCGTGATAGAGCGCGTTAAGATCGATGCCCTTATTGGCTAGGACATTGGCGCATAGCTCCCACTCATCAATATCAAACGCCATCGTGCCTGAATAGGCGTGGGCAAGCCCGATGCCATAGCCTACGGGTAGATCGGATTGCGACTTAAGTGCGTTTTCTTTGAGCTGCCAGCCTGGTGATCGTGGACCTTTGGTATTCGGTGGTATCGCTACAAGGCTCCAGCCATGACGAATATAGGCTTCAACGGATGCGGGTGATTGCACGATTTGTGGTTGTGTTTGTTGCGGAATCACTTTTCACCCCTTGCTCGGATGTCTGCGGCGCAAACCTCTGCTAGATTGTTACCACAAAAATCGTATTGCAGTCCTCTATAATCATCAGCTACTTCCTCGCACACCTTCGCACACGCCTCACGCTCATGGGCAGCGACTAGGGCGGCGAAGCGTTCAAGCTCATTGGTTATGTCTATTTCTCTACCTGATTCATAAACAATAACATGGGTGCCATTAGCCCAATCTTCTGTTTCAAAGCCAGCCTCCCGCGCCATGCGGATGATTTCGTCCTGTGTCATTTATTCTTCTCGGATAAATTTTTGTGATTTAGTGTTGACAAGCATAGCACAAATAAACTACACTGCAAGCACTGAAACAACATTTTCTACAAACCATGACTCTACCTAAGAACTTCACAGCTTTCCTGACAGTACGGTTGAATCGCAAGACAGCCGACGCTTTCAGAACCAAAGCTAAGGAATATGGTGGCACATCTGAGGTGATGCGAGAGATCGTTGATGCCTTTATTGATGACCGCCTGACCGTAAGACCCAATCCCAACCGTAAGTCCCTTTTTAACCAGTAAGGAGTAATACCATGCTAGAAGTAAAAATTGAAGAACTGACCAAAGCTGTAATCGCACTGACTGAACTAATCGGTAAGATCGAAGCCGGTAAGACAGTACAACCAGGTATCGTAGTTGAAGTTAAACCTGAGATTGTTCGAGAAATGGAAGCCGGTGTAGTTGTAACTCCGGTGGTAACTGCACCAGCTCCGGTGGTAACTGCACCAGCTCCGGTGGTAACTGCACCCGTTATGCCTGCTGCACCTACCTTTGAGCCTGTTCAGGATGGTACCCTCATCAATGAGGGTACCAAAAAAGCACCGTTTACCGATGGCAAGGGTCTTATCGAGTACGTTATGTCAGCTTATAAGGAAATGGGTGCTGAGAAAGGTGCCAAGATCCAAGGTGTGCTGACTGAGCTGGGCTTGCAGAATGTTAACGAGCTGCGCCCGACTGAGTACGATACGTTCTACACCAAGGTAGAGGCACTCAAGTGAGCAATTTTAATGATCCGTGGAAGAACCGTTTAGACGGTATGCGCTGCAAATCCTGCATTTGGTTTGTACCTAAACAGGTAGTCAAATCAGGCACTATCGATGAACTTGATGCGGTTTATCACATTGGTCGTTGCCGTCGCCATGCTCCAACCATGAATGGTTATCCTGTGGTATTTGTAAACGACTGGTGTGGTGATCATCGACTTGATGAGAATAAACTATGACAACCCACGCCCAATTAAGTCCCAGTAAGGCGCACCGTTGGGTCGCCTGCCCTGGTTCAATCCGTGAGGAAGCCAAGTACCCAGACACATCGG